AGCCCGCCTCCCGGGAGATGAACCCGGCCATCCATGCCGCTGCCAAGACCTTCGAGACCCTGAAGTGCATCGTCTTCGACCTGGGCGAGATCCTGGGCGGGGTCTTCAAGGCCATGGCCGCTGGCTCAGCCCCTATCGACTCCATCGCCGCCGCCCTGGACAGGGCCAACAAGGCCGTGAACGGGCCGCTGTGGCAGGGGACCCTGACCTCCATCTTCAGCGCGATGGGGGAGGCCGCGTCCCACGCCTTCGCCGGCGTCGGATCTCTGGGCCAGGCATTCGTGTCCCTGGGGCCAACCCTCTCCACTATCCTCCCCCTGGTCGGTCAGATCATTGAGACCGGCCTGAAGGGCATCTCCTCAGCCCTACAGGACCCGGCCTTCCAGGGCGGCTTGGTGTCCTTCTTCCAGGGAGTTCTGACGGCCGTCCAGGCGCTCGCCCCGGCCATGCCTGCCCTCGGGCAGGCATTCGGCGCCATCGCCACCGTGATGGGGGCGCTTCTCGCCGCCGTGGCCCCGCTTGTGGCACAGCTGGTCGAGGGGCTGGCCCCGGTGTTCACTCAGCTGTCCACCCTCCTGGTCCCGATCATCGAGCAGCTGGGCGCGGCGCTCATGCCGGTCATCCAGGCACTCATCCCGGTCATCCAGGAGCTCGTCACTCAGTTCGGACCTATCGTTGCCGAGCTGCTACCGCAGGTCCTTCCACACATCGTGACGATCGTGCAGGTCCTCTCCGCCGCCCTGATCCCGGTGATCCAGGCGGTGGCCGCCATCACGCAGGCCCAGATCCCCGTCATGGTGGGGGCTTGGAACGTCATCTCCAGCTCCGTCACGAACGCTGTCAACCTAATTCGCGGAATCGTGAACACCGTGATGGGGCTGCTCACGGGAGACTGGTCGAGGGCCTGGAATGGCATCAGCCAGATAGGGCAGGTCGTCTGGAACCTCATCCGGACGGCGTTCCTCTCGTTCATGAACCTCCTGCCGACTTCCGCTAGGAACGCCATGGGCTCTCTGATGAACGTCATCAGTAGCGCCTGGAACTTCATCTCCTCCATCTTCAACTCCGGGATCTCCGCCGCGAGGAACATCATCAGCACAGGCTGGAACTACATCACCAGCCAAACCTCCTCCGCCTGGAACAGCATCAAGAGCCTTGTCTCCTCGGCAATCAACGGCGTGAAGAACTTCATCAGCTCGGGATGGAGTGCTGCCCTAAGCCTCACCTCGAGCGCCTGGAGCGCCATGCGCTCCGCCGTGTCGGCCGGGGTCAGCGGAGTCATCGGCTTCGTCAGCTCTCTTCCGGGCAGGGTCATGGGGATCTTCTCCGGCGCCGGGTCCTGGCTGTGGAATGCCGGTGTCAGCATCATCCGAGGACTCCTGAACGGAATCCAGTCGATGTTCGGGGCCGTGCGGAGTAAGCTCAGCTCCCTCACGAGCATGCTCCCCTCGTGGAAGGGCCCCGCCCCTGTCGACAAGGTGCTCCTTACCCCCGCCGGTGAGCTGATCATGCAGGGCCTCATCAAGGGCCTGGAGAGTCAGTACGGCGCCGTCCGGGACTCCTTGCGAGGGCTCACCGAGGACCTGACCAAGCCGGCGACCATCGGCCTCAGCGCCAACGTGCAGCCACTCCCGGCTCGGGCCGCGTCCGGCCGGCCTAACCCGGCTTCGGAGTCCTCCGGATCGTTTGATAAGGGACACCAATCAGGCGCTACAATCAACATCACCAACAACTATCCGCAGGCCAAGCCGGATTCCCAGACTCGCGACGAGGTCGCCGAGGGGCTGCGTCTGGCCGCGATCATCTGAGGAGGGTCACCCACCCATGGCCATCTACTCACTGGACGGCGTCGATCTGGACGATGAGCGTCAGCGCTGGGTGCTCGCCGAGGGGACGACTCTGTCGACCCGCGGCGAGCCCTGGACCACCTCTGTGAGCGTCCCCGGCCGGTTCGGAATCCTGCCGACCGCTGCCGCCGTCCTGAAGCCGGCCACCGTCGCCCTGAAGTTCACCGTGTTCTCCTGGACAGACGGCCGCAACGGAAACCGCTGCAAGGAGGGCCTGGAGGTCCTGGAGCGCAACTATCAGGACCTGTCTCGGCGCCTGTACGCCTTCGGGCGCCTCCAGACGCTCCGGTACACGCCCAAGGGGTCTCCGGTCCGGGAGGCTCAGGTCCGCCTCAAGTCCTCGCTGGACCCGAACTTCAACCCGCACTCGGAGACGATCTCGTTCACGGTCACCTACGAGATCGTCTCCGGTCTGTGGCGCGGTACTGAGGACATCGTCGCCCCGCTGAGCGACATGTCGAAGTTCAACGGCTGCGTGATGCCTATCCCTGACGGGAGGCTCCTCCTTGAGCCGACGGCAGGCACCTGCACTGTGAAGGACAACGTCTCCGGCTCCTCGTTCACCTTCACAGGCACCCTCAACAGCGGGGAGAAGCTGCTGGCCGACATCTCCGGCTACCGCGCCTGGAAGAACCCTGGCGACGGTTGGGACGTTCAGCCCGGCGCCCGCTCGGCTGACGGCGAGATCTCCATGAGCCCCGGCGGATTCCGGCCCACCCCCGACGCTGACGGCCGTATCTCCATGACGCTGACCGGGACATCCGGGAGCTTCCGCGGAAGGACGGCCTACTGATGCCGCGTAATCCCGCGTTTCCAAAGGGCCTTGCCATGCGCTACGTCGCCTACGAGCAGGCTGGGGCGAGGCTGGGCGTACTTCCCGACGCCCTGGCCGGCACCTTCACCTGCCCCCGGCAGGCCACGCCGTCGCTCACCCTTTCCTACCCGAACGGGGGCCTGGGAGTACGCGGCGAGCTCCTTGACGAGGCCGTGGAGATCGCCGTCGAGCTCAGCTACGACGGGCAGACCTGGCACGAGCCATACAACGGCCGCTTCATCAACCTGTCCTCCGAGTGGAACCTCGTGGACGACGGCACGAAGCACCGCAAGGCGGACCTGATCCACATCGGGCACCGCCTGGAAGGCGCTCTCGTATGGAACGTACCCCCTGTCGCCAAGGACAAGGACGGGAAGTACAAGTTCAACTCACGCAACGCCGGCGAGATACTGCACACCCTGTGGGACGCGGCCGTAACCCGAGGCTGGGGCGCTGGGCTGTCCCTGGACGCCTCGCTCGCGACCGACTCGGCCGGCCAGCCGTGGGCTACCAAGACCACGCTGGCCTTCGACCCTACGGTCTCCCTCAAGTCCGTCCTCGACACGCTCATGAACATGGGCATGATCGACTACCGGTGGCGGGGCCGTACGCTCCAGGTCTACAACGCCGACTCGGCCCTGAAGCGGGAGAATCTGTCCGTCGTGTGGCGCCTAGGGGCCGGGACGACGTCGGCCCCGGAGAAGCTGGACTGGTCCCAGCTGTGCACCCACGTCCTCGTGAAGGGCGACGGTGGGCGCACGTGGACCTTCCCCAACCCGGAGGCTCCGCCAAACCTTCCCCGTACGGAGAAGGTGGTCAGCGCCGGCGGCGTCGAGCTTGAGTCCACTGCCCGCCGCGTGGCGGACCTCACCCTCAAGACCGGAGCCACTCCGGCTGCCGAGGTGAAGCGCGAGTGGGAGGCGGACGACCTCCAGTGGCTCCCCTTCGAGGACTACTCCCTCGGCGACTGGGTCCGGGTGGAGCGGGGCTCCGGGCTTGAGCGCATGCGCGTCACTCAGATCTCCATCTCGGTCACCGAGAACGGGCGCTGCCAGGGCCACACGACCTTTGGCACCATGCTCGACGACGTCCTGTCGCGCCTAGCCAAGCGCCAGAAAGGCGTGCTTGGTGCCGCCACCTCCGACGGCCAGAACCCCAGGCCCGAGGCGACTCCTAGCAAGCACTGGCCCCTTCCTCCCCAGGGGCTGGTCATCTCCTCGACGGCGGTCATCGGGCCCCTCGGATACGCGCAGGCCGTGGCGTCCCTGGAGTGGCAGGCGGTCACCACGGACACCTTGGGCGTCGCCGTGGACGTGATCGGATACGAGATCTCGGTCCGAGAGATCCCCTACCCCACGGGACGATTGCTCACGTCCAACGACACCTCCGGGGAGGTGGAAGGGCTGTCCCCCGGAGGCCGGTACGCCTTCAAGGTCAGGGCCGTCACTCGCGACGCCGTCGGCTCCTGGGGTCCAGAAACCATCGCGACCATGGCTACGGACACGTCCGCTCCCCCGGTCCCATCAAAGCCCCAGCTCTCCCAGACCCTTGGAGTCCTGCAGGTGTTCTGGGACCTGCTGAGCGTTGACGGCGGGGGTATGCCGGGGGACTTCGCAGGCGCCGAGGTCAGCGTGCAGCTGCCCGGAACTCCTCCGGCAGTAGTGGCCTCCATGCCGTCCCCGATGCAGCGCATCTCCCTGGCCGGGTACGAGATCCGGGAGTACGAGGTGCGCCTGCGCACCTACGACCGCGCAGGAAACCGTTCGGCCTGGAGCGCTCCAAGCAACATCACCCTCAAGCAGAACATCGACGCCGACGCCATCGCCCGCGAGGTCGAGAGAAAGCTGGCAGGCAGCGACGCGATGCAGCAGGCGGCCCGCGAGGGCACCCTCAAGGAGATGAAGCACCTCACCGAGGCCATGACCCAGGTGGCCACCAACCTGGTCACCTCGGGCCCCATCCCTCCAGATAGTGGGACAATAGGTTCCAGCATGTGGATCTCACCCGACGGGCGAGTATTCGTCCTCAGAGCAGAAGGAGACAGGTAATGAAGGAGTACGTCGCCACCAAGCAGTGGCGCGACGGGTTCGGAGCCAATGAGACCAGGATCACCGCCGCCGACCTCATCAGGATCGAGGACGGGATTTCCTCCGCCACTCGCGGAGTCACCTCTCTGGAGACCGTCGTCCGGGGGCAGCCTGCCCAGGTCCTGGAGGAGGTCAAGAAGATCGCTCAGGCTATCCGGACCGAGCTGGCCAAGGCGATCCCTGTCGGGACCATTGCGATGTTCGGAGCAGATCGCGACCCTGAGGGGTGGCTCCGCTGCGACGGGCGGGTCCTGCAGAGGAGCGCCTACCCCGCACTGTTCGCCGCCATCGGAACCACCTACGGCTCCACCAATTCCGGGGACTTCCGCATCCCGGACATCCGGGAGCGGTCCGTGGTTGGTACCGGCACGAAGTACAGCCCCGGCGACAAGGGCGGAAACACGCTCCTCACGCTGAGCATCGCTCAGATTCCGGCCCACACTCACGAGATCGGCGAGTCCTCGGACCAGTCCAAGAGGTTCCAGGCCCGTACGTCCAACCAGGACATCGGTATCGGCACGTCCGGCTACACCTATCTGACGTCTACTGGCACCTCCTCCAACGAGAGGTCCCCGATCGCGGCGTCCACCGGAGGGTCGCAGCCCATCGACCTCCGTGACCCGTACTTCGGCCTTCCCTACATCATCAAGGCCGCCTGATGCCTGGGCCGATCAATCCATCCTCCGCGCCTGAAGGTGCTCGCGGTGGCCAGTACGTAACCG